CGAACTTTTTAATTTGAGCGTGAGCAGTTAAGACGACGTTGATTCCAATATCCACAAGCTCTGACAAGCTATTCAATAAGCGCCCGACTTCTTCTTGGACGTATGTATAACCCTTGCCCCATCCAAAATCTTCGATTCCGTTCTTTTGGTGCTGTGAGCAAACATAAGATACAGCTAGTTGCTCCGCCCAATCAATCGTGTCAATGACTAGCGTTTTGCAAGCGTCTGAATTTGCTTTAATGAATGCAATCTCATTCTTTAGCATGGCCCAGCTTGTCGGTTTATCCATACGAGCCACGTCCATATTATCAGTCGAGCCTTCCGTATCAATGAATACCGGCTCCGGAAATTGTGCTGCAAAAGTTGACTTTCCGATTCCTTCAGGGCCATAGATAACGACTTTTTGAGCCCGCGCCTTCCTTCCTCTTGTAATTTGCATTTTTTAGTCCTCCTGGTCGTCGTTTTCTGCTAAAAGCCCACGAAGAAGGTTTTCAAAATGTTTGCGTTTCGCCTTTTCGATCTCTTCCGTGAGGTCTTTCGGTTCTTCTCCGTCGAGGGTCTTGAGTGTGTATTCAGCCTCCACGACCAAGATCTCACACCCCAATCCTTGGGCAAGCGCTTTTAGGTTTTGACCGTCATTTTCGATGACCTCGATTGATTCAATCAGATTAGTTGCAGCGTCTTGAATTTCACTTGTTAATTCTGCCGAAAATGTAAACGCGCCCTCGTTGTTTTTGTAATTTTGGATATAGTCGCCGGTTTGTTTATTGCGCAATACGATAAATTTTTCTGTTTTTTTCATGATTTTTCCTTCTTTCTATTAAAAGCCATTTTGCCAAGTTGACGCGACCGTTTCTTGTGCGCCATTTGTTGCCCCGTTTAGAAGCCCATTTTCAAAGCTCTCGGGTTTAATACTGTACCCGTCTTCGATAATAACTGAGCACTCTCCGCCCGTTGAAACTCTTGTCGCGATAGCTTGCAAGCCTTCTTTTTCAAGCCATGCACCGAATTCCGTGAGTGTGATCTGGTCCATCTGCTCGAGCTTGTCAATAAGGACAAACCCACAATCAGGCTTCAATTTGCGAACGATAGCCGTCGCGACTTGTAATTGTTGCGAACCGCTCATATTGTCCCAGCGTTGACCGAGATACAAGAGTTCGCCATCATCCACGGATAAGCCCGGCAATGGCAAGTCTGCGTTCGTGAGTAAGTCTGTTTTTTGCTTACGAATTCCTTCAATAACAAGGTCTAATTCGCGGTATTGTTCACGATATACTTTCGCGTCTTCTTCTGCCTTGTCTTTGTCAAAATTCGCTCGAACTTTGAGATTGATCTGCTCGATATTCGCGATACTGTCTTCAATTTCTTGTGTGGATTCGTCCACTAAAACGGAAACGTCTTTTCGTGCAATATCAAGGTCTTGCGCTAGTGCTTGCTCTTTCGCTCTTGCTTCTTCAAGCTCTTTTTCCAATCGTTGGACGTTTGCAAGAGCGAAATTATGATCGTTTTCGATAACGTCTAAATTTTGACGTTTACGGGCGTTTTCACCATTGCGTCCTAAAATTTCTTGTTGCTGCTGAATCAATTCTGCAATCGAAACGAGCTCTTTCGGTGCGTCTGGATAATACGGCTGTTCTTTCGCGAACTTTTCTTTTTGGTCTGCAATCACTCCGATAGCATGACGCTCTTGATACTTGGCTTTTTCTTCCATTTCAAGCTGAACTAATTGATCGCCTACCCCGATAATTTGTAATAAGGTTGTAGCCTTCTCCTTGTCGTTCATTTCCATAAACTTCGGAAGGTCAAGCGCCAATTCTTCCACGAAACTATCAAGTAATTTCTGACCGGCCTTGTTTCCGCTTGGATCAATCACTTTTAGATCACTATTTTTGCCCTTGCGTTCAACGATAAGGCCATTCGATAACGTGATTTTCAGGCTTGGCGGGATAGTGCTTCCTTCGCGTTGTGGTTGTGACGGCTTGTACTTGTTACCGCCTAGCGCCCACGCTATCGCGTCTAATACGCTTGTTTTGCCTTGATTATTGTTACCACCGACGATTGTCAAACCTTTTGCTGAAGGTTCAATCTTGACCGCTTTAACGCGTTTGACGTTTTCAATTTCAAGTTTATTGATTGTTACCATCTTTTAGTCTCCAATATATAGTTTCTTGACTAGGATTTGTTCCTCTTTAATTTCAATGTGCTTAAAAGCAAATTCCGTTAATTGAGCAATAACATCACTCATCTTCATGTCACACTCGTTAGCAATATCAGCTACGCGATCATATATCTCTTTTGGTAAACGTACCCGTGGGTAACGTATTTCTTGAATTCCTTTTTCCATCTTTTAGTACCCTTTCTATTCCAAACCAATAGGAGGTTCAACGTCATAAGTAAATTGCTTGTCAGATTTTTTTAGGTTCATTCGTGCAATTTCGTAAAAGTCCGTTGTAACTTCTTCTGTCACTTCAATTTCTTTGCTTTCATGCTTCATTGTAAAGAGCATAAGAACGAATATTCCTAAAAGCATGATTACAATTCCGAATAATTGCTCGGTAATGTTTGGTTCTATCATTGTTTATACCTCCAATAATTTTTCAAGATCTGCGATTCGCTGATAAAGTGCTTGCTTTTCCATTTCGGATTCGATAAGTTGTTGGTTAAGGTCTAACGCCACCAATCGCCAATCAACGTTTTTTTCTTCATATCTTTGTTCCGCGAAGAAATATTTTGTTATTTTATCTAATAGCTTCATGTTAACTCCTACTTCATAAGTTGCTGTTGAAATCTTAATACATCATCTAAGTCGTATAAGCATTTACCGCCTTTTGCATTTTGTTGATAGCTAAATTTCCCTTGATCTCTAAAATCTTCAATTCTTTTTCTTCCCCATCCTGTAGCTTCCATAACTTCTTTGATGGAAACCATATTGAATTGTTTTGAAATTCTTCTGTTTGCTTCTTTTATAGCTTCAATATTAAGTTTTACTAAATCTTCGAATAGTTCTTCTTTCCATTCGTTGCCAAAGAGTTCTATTGCCACTGGTCTTTCCTCCTTTTCTGTGGTATAATTAAGTTAGATTTTTTAAGCAAGCGCCGGATTTTCGTCTGGTGCTTTTTTTATTTTATGAATAAACCACCTAAACATATTTTTTTATTTTCATAGCCCCTCCTTTCTATTTTTTCTTATTCTCTTTCTGCTATAATGTAAGCAGAAAGGAGGTAAAGCCATGAGTGATTATCAGTTGGAAGCTTCTTTGATCGTCCTTGGCAAAGAGTACGAAAGAGCCAAGAAAGATGGTAAAGAAAGCTTTAGTATGCATGTCTCTTTCTTTGATGGTTTAGACACTAACTACCATCTCCAAGAGTTTGCAAAACTATATCCCGTAAGGATTGCCCGTCTGAAGTCTGACCAAATAACTTTTCTAATAGACTGACCTCATTTAAAGGGGAAGGATTGTTTTCTATCCTGTCGTTAAACGTTAATAACACTTCACAATCTTTGTTTCCGAAATTATTGATAAATTCCACTCTCTCTACTCCGTCGATAAACATTCCATCGACGAAAACTGCAGGGTGGTTTTTTCGTGCAGTCAATAACACATCATGCTCTGATGTCTTGACTGAAATAACATTTTTATCCAATATTTAGTTTTCTCCTTTCTCATATGATTTTAAATCATATGAATTGTAAAAATTAAACGCCTAAAAGGTCGCTTGCCGTTGTTCCTAAAATTTCGCAAAGTTTCAAAAGGTGTTGTGCCTTGATTGAAAAAATATCTTTTTCCCAAGCGTTGATTGTTTGGGGGCGTACTCCGACAAGTTCAGCAAGTTGTGCTTGTGTCATCTTGTTGTGTCTTGCCCGTAACTCTGCGATTGTGATCGTTGGCTTACTCATATACCTCTCCTTTCTTTATGATTTAAAATCATTTATTTGATTTATGAGTTTATTGTATATGATTTAAAATCATTTGTCAACTACTTTTTTGATTTTTTTTCATATTTTTTTATCTTTTTTATCGTTTAACTTGATTTAAAATCATTTCTTCTATATAATAGACTTATAGAACGTAAGGAGAAAAAATCATGGTTAGC